AAGCCCGTTGGACGATGGAAGCTGCACAGGACCTGACCGCTCAACACGGTCTCGACCTCGAGTCCGAACTGACGGCTGCTCTCTCGACGCAGATCGCCCACGAAATCGACAACGAAGTTCTGACCGACCTGCTCGCGCTGGCCTCGACGACTTCCACGTACGACTTCGCAGCTCCACCAGCCGGCTTCGCACCGAACTACCTCGGCGATCGCTATGCCCACCTCGGCATCCTGATCAACAAGATGGCCAACGAAATCGGCGCCAAGACCCGTCGTGGACCTGGCAACTGGCTCGTCGGCGGTCACCTGATCACCTCGATGCTGCAGTCCGCATCGAAGTCTGTCTTCGCACCAGCAGTCAGCGGCACGTTCTCTGACCCAACTGGCAACAAGATGGTCGGTACGCTGAATGGCCAGATGAAGGTCTTCTCGTACAACTGGGGTCTCGACGATGCTTGGCAGATCAACTCCAACTTCCCATCGGCTAGTGACATCAACGCCGGCGGCACCGCTGGTGAAGACGTCCTGATCGGCTACAAGGGCGGTTCTTCGGAACTCGACTCTGGCTACTTCTACTGCCCGTACATCCCTCTGATGTCCACCGGCGTGGTCATGGACGCAAACACGTTCATGCCAGCTGTGTCGCTGATGACTCGCTACGGCAAGGCCACGTTCACCAACACGGGCACGTCGCTCGGCAACTCCGCCGATTACTACGCTCGCATCTTGGTCAAGAACGTCGCGTTCTCCTGATCGAACGATCAAGCAGCTCTCGGGCTGCTACCTCTCAAAAGGACCTGCGGGTCCTTTTGTTTTGCCCGGATTCCGTGTTACAATGGGTGCATGAGTAAAGAACGATCGAAGCCAGTAGCGCGAGCCATGATCACGGACAACAACGTCCTGCTCATGATCCAAAAACTCGATAACCTGAAGAACGAGAAGAAGATTCTCGATCTACGCGAGGTCGGCCTCGCCAAGCGGATCGACGCCGTGAAGAAGGAACTTCTCGCGGCCTGCACTCACGAGAACGTGGACGAAGAAAGCTGGTATTACGGCGGCTCTTACGATGAAGTGGCTCGCACCTACTATTCGCACAAGTGCCTGACATGCGGTCACACACTGAAAAGCTGGGACAAGAGCCACGGCTACTACGGTTGACCTGCAATCAGGTCTCCTAGCTCCCTGCTGGTGTTACAATTATCCCATGCCCCCACACACAAGGAGCAACCATGACTTTGCCAGAACAGACCCCCGAGCAAGCACCTGACCTGTCCTTTGTGGACGAAGGTGACTTCGGCTTCAACCTCGTCCTCAGTGGCGATTGGGTTGCCGACAACAACGAGATGCATGAGAAGTTCGGTGTGCACGAAGCTGTCGACAAGCTCGACGCTGAGAAGCTGCTCAAGTTCATCGAGTTCCGCATCAACTTTCTCCAGGAAGAACTTGACGAGGCCAAGTCGGCCTACGCTAACCTTGTCGACATCCATTCGAAGACCGACATCGATCCGGTGTACCGCGACAAGCTGGTTATCGAGAATGGTGATGACATCGTCGACGCGATGATTGACCTCTGTGTCGTCGCCATCGGCACGCTCAACGCCCTCGGTGTCGATGCCTACGAGGCATGGGACCGTGTTCATGCCGCCAACATGACCAAGGAAGTCGGCATCAAGGCATCACGCCCTAACCCGCTCGGGCTGCCTGACCTCATCAAGCCCGCCGGCTGGGTCTCTCCGACCCATAGCGACAACATCGGCCACTTCCGTACCTTCATGTCTGATGGCGGTGCTTCGCGCTTCGGTGTTGGTGTTGACGAATGAACCTCGAGGAATTCCGCAACCTCGACAGCGCTGAGGGCGACCAAAACGCGGCCCGCTGCGATGTAGTCGGTCACCTCATCGCAGGTCAGCTTCCATGGCTGCGACGCGGTGTGAACATGACTGGACCTATCGGTCGTTACCTGAAGGGCCGCGAGTTCACTGACGCTGACTACGTGTACGACAGCGATGGCTTCACTCCGCTCGGCACCGTACCGCAGGTTTCGCCGGCCTTTACCATCAAAGCCACGATCGATCAGATCCGTGACTACCACCCATGGCTGGATCTTGGCAAGGAATCAGCCGAGGGCAACTACTTCCACCTCTACCAGGTGGCGGTGATGAATGCCTTCGGCGACAAGCAGGCTGGTAGCGAGGTCATCATGACCTATCAAGGCCATCCATTCAAGGTCACCCTCACGCAGAACATGATCGATGAATCGTCATACGTTCTGATTCGTCTCGCTCTCTCCAAGTAAGGAACACCCATGACAGAAGCCCTCAACTACGACGTCGTCTCCCTCGCCGCAACAGCTGAACGCGAGGTTGAACAGGACCTGATCAGCATCACGTTCGTCACGATCCAATCTGGCCCTGACAGCGCCAAGGTTCAGGAAGAACTCGTGCGCTACACGAACGAGACCCTTGAGCTGGTCAAGCCGCTCAAGAAGGGTCAGCAGCTTCGCGTCGAAACTGGCGGCATGACCGTTCAGCCACGCTACGGCAAGAAGAGCACCATCGATGGCTACGTCGGCCGCTCCACCATCGTGGTCTCAGGCACCGACATGAAGACCATCAGCGGCCTGACGGGCACCATCAAGGGCATGTCCGTTGAAGGCATCGAGTTCTCGGTTTCTCCTGGCCTGTCCAAGCGCGTGCTGAAGAAGCTGACGCTTGAAGCCATTGAGAACTTCCAAGAGAAGGCCCTCGAGGTGTCAACGGCCTTTGGCGCCGTCACAAGCAAGATGATCAACGTGAACGTCAACTCAGGCCAGGGCCGCAACAACTACCGCAACGTGCGCGCATCTGCCATGGCGCTGTCTGCCAGTGCCGCACCTGAAGCTGGTGGTGGCGTGATGGCTGAAGGCGGTAAGGAAACGCTGCAGGCATCAGTTAACGGCTCTGTCCAGCTGGTGCGCTGATGGCTGACTTCGGCTTCTCTACCGAGCTTACGCTCGCCGAGACCGAGCGCCTCGCTCTTCTCCTCGAGGAGATGGGTGAGGCGCAGCAGATCATCGGCAAGATCCTTCGCCATGGCTACGCCAGCAAGAACCCGTTCTACCCGGACGGTGAGACCAATCGCGAGCTCTTGACGCGCGAACTGGGTGATGTGCTGGTAGCCATCGACTTTCTGACCGAGAACGGTGATGTCAAGATGGACGACCTTGAAGACCGAAAGCGTGTCAAGAACCACCGCATCTGGGATTGGCTCCACTACCAAACATGAACATGAACATGAACAAACATCCACACCACCGCGAGAAGGGGATCGAGAAGATCCGCCAGCAGTTCCGCGAGACCACCCCAATCACCCAGCCTCAGCTCGAAGAGATGGTGCAGAATCGGCGACTGCGTGGCATCAAGGAAGAAGTGATCCAGCAGTTCATCGACTCGATCATGGTCGACCAGTCTCGCTTCATCTACTTCATGGTCTATGCGCCAGCCGATGAGGAGGGTCAAACCCGCCTCACGATCCTCAAGGAAACTGCCATGTCGGTGGCTGAAGCCGTGACCAGGCTGGACAACTACGGCAAGTTCATTGAGCAGGACGACCATACCTCAATGCCAAGGCTTCACAAGTGGCGATAAATACCTGACAGCATCCATCAGGTAAGCCATGTCACGTCGCATTCCGATCACCAACGTCACTCCAAGTGGCGGCAATCCAGGCTCCTTCAGCATCGGCGCCTTCACACCTGACAATGCGTCGGGTGATTGGACAACGGCGTTCCAAGGCAAGTTCTACCGCCTGAAGACATCACCGTTTACGACTGCACCGTTCTACACGTCACTGACCACCCCGGCCGGCTACGATCTGATTGTGGCCACGCAGTTCGATGTTGTCGAGAACGCATCGTACAACGGTCGCTACACCGTCTACACGCAGGCCTCAGCCATTGACAACGTCTCCTCTGCCTTCTCGGCAGGCACCACGCTGGTGCGTGTCAATGAGGCGGTCGGTTCTCCTGTTTCCCCAGGCGATGTCAGCGTTGGCTACATCACCAACGTTTCGACGTACTACGTCTACCGCTCTGGCTCTGAGACCGCCTTCGTGGTTCCTCCAGGCGTGTCGGTAGACATCGACAGCCTCTCTTTCCCGGGTCGCACGTACTCTGGTTGGGGTGAGACGGTCAACCAGAACCTGGAGCACATGCTTCAGCACTTCGCGGCGGCGGCAGCTCCATCCGATCCTGTCACGGGCATGCTGTGGTTCGACCTCAGCACCGGCCTGCTGAAGATCTGGGACGGCGTCTCCTTCGCAGTCGTCAACTCGGCTGCCTTCGCACCGGCCTCCTCAGCTAAGGTTCCATTCTCGGCTGTCGCCAACGTTCCATTCAACATCACCCACAACCTGAACTCCAGCACGCCGTACATCGTGATGGTCCAGTTCTTCGTGGATACCGGCGGTGGCGTCTACAAGATGATCATGCCGTCCGACATCACCTTTGTGAATGCCAACACGATTCAGGTTACATTCACGGCAGCCTACACCGGCTACGCCCTCGTCAGGTTGTAACAGTCCCACGTTTCGTTGTACTTTGATGGCCGTTGTGATACAATGGCTTCATGATAAAGATTCGTCTGATCGAAATCGAACTCGAGCACTACGTCTCAACCGAAGATCATCACATTCGGCGTGAGGAAGGTTACACGCCGAATGGCAACCAGTTTGGCGGTCGTTGGGTTCTGCGTGACAAGGACTTCGTCTACATCGATCACGACCAGTATCGTCATGATCTGATGGCGCGGCATGGCTTCGATGACATGCCCATCACGCTGAAGCAGCATCTCGAGGAGCAGTTCGCGTGAACATCTTCGTTCTCGATCCCTGCCCCTTCACTGCTGCCGAGCAGCACTGCGACAAGCACGTCGTCAAGATGATCCTCGAGTACGGCCAGATGCTGTCCACGGCTCATCGCCTGTGGGATGCCAAGGAAGTCACCGCAGTTGACGAGGCTGGGCGCCGAAAGCCCAAGAAGTTCTGGCTCTTCGAAGGCGAGCAACCGTATCTCAATGCCGACCTTGATGAGGACGGCATGTGGGTCTACAAGTGGATTGTGCTGAACACAAAGATGTACCAGGTAGCGCATGCGATGCATCCCTGCTCCAAGTGGGTACGCGAGACAGATGCGAACTATCACTGGATGTTCATGCTGTTCGACGGTCTGCTGACCGAGTACACGCATCGCTACGGCAAGGTTCACAGCGCTGCGGCCCTGAAGCCGCTTCTTCGCTACGCGCCGATGCAGATCCCGCGCGGTCAACAAACGCCCTTCGTGCAGGCGATGCCCGAGGAGTACAAGAATGAAGATGTGGTTGAAGCGTACCATCGCTTCTATGTTGGGTCGAAGGCAAGGTTCGCAAGATGGACCAACCGCGACCTTCCGAAATGGTTTCAACGTGCAATGGGCGGGCAAGATGTCTCCTTTTTCAGACGAACGCGTACAGTGGATTGAGGGTCGCCTCTTCTGCCTGGCACGCATGGCGCGTGAACACGTGCAAGAGGGCATGAAGCGAGCCCAGCAGTTCGCGTCGCAGGACTACCAAGAAGCCCATGCGATGTACCGTGCCACACTGGCGTCCATCCACACCGAGCGTCTTCAGTTGATGTCCGAACGGGCCGTCATCCAGGCGTACAACGAAGATCAAATCATGACAAACAAGGGAACGTAATGGGTGCAAGACTGGACAAGGTTTTCGTGGTCGACATCGAGGCCACCTGCTGGGAAACCCGCACTGAGCAGGGCAGCATGCCCAACGAGATCATCGAGATCGGCATCTGCACGCTCGACGTTCGCAACGGCAAGATCGACGACATCTCGTCCTACGTGGTGAAGCCGCGCTTCACGAAGGTCTCACCCTTCTGCACGACCCTGACGGGCTGGACGCAGGAAGCTGTTGATGAAGGTGCCGACATTCTGCCGACCCTCGCGGCCATTCAGCAGGACTACGGCATGACGAAGGACCACATCTGGTTCTCGTGTGGCGAGTACGACCGCGTGAAGCTGGGCGTCGACGGCGGTGGATCGCTGCGCATGATCTACGGCATCAACCGCGATCAAACGATGTTCGCACAGATGCGCCACTTCAACATCAAGACCCTCTTTGGCCTGAAGTACAAGCTCAGCAAGGAAAAGGGAATGCAAGGCATGCTCGTCATGATCAACGAGAAGCTGGAAGGCCGTCACCACAACGGCGCTGACGACGCAGCCAACATAGCCAAGATCGTTCGAAAGGTTCTCGCATGAAATGCACCGCACCATGCTTCCCTCCGTGTGAAGAAGAAGCTGCCTACGAGATTCGTACCCTTGGTATGAAGTCACATCTCGGCTTCAACTGCCCAGCCCACGCGAAGTTTTGTTCTTCGCCTGCCCCCGGATCGGGCAAGGTCGACTACGATGTGACGCCACTGATGGGCGCACCGGTAGCAGAATGAAGACGCTCATCGCCTGCTTGCTTTCATGCGCCACCCTGGTAGCTGATGCACGGGTGATCCCTGACGGGGTGCGTGCACCAGTAAACGTGGCAGCGAAGCTCTACGAGGGCTGCCTCATCTCAAAGTACCAGATGGAGGAGCCCTTCACGCAGGCGGAGCTGAAGGATGTCAAGGGCATCAACGATTACATCCAGTCGGTAGATGACTACTGCTTGACGTGGACGGTCATCTGGACGAAGCCGCTGGTTGGTGAGCAGATGTTCGAGTGGCAGAAGGACAAGATCGAACGGTTCAACGCGCTCCGCGGTTCGCTGCTGGAAAGCTACGCGAAGGGCCTGATCGCGCGCCGTTAGTCGATACCGCCTTCGTTCTCCACCCCATCGTATGGGAGTGGAATCTTACAGGTCATGCCGGGTCGGATGGCCTGTTCTCCGTTCAGCTCGTTGAACTTCTTCCGAAGGAAAACCATCTCAGCGGGGGTGAGGTCCTGGCGACCTTTCAGCTTGATGATCGCATCAATCGTGTGGCCAGGCATGAAGCAGTGAAGTGCATGTGGGTAGGTCATGGCCTATTTACCGGGCGAGAGTGGGGTGGCCGCCATAAATAGGACCTGGCATAACCGTCATCGGATCCTGCATGGCCACCTCAGACATCACAGCAAAGACAACCCACGACCTATGGGTCGAAGCTCGGCAGTTCGTGCTGGACATCTCCCGTCCCACCCCGACAACGATCCTGCTGACGGTCACCTATCCGTCTAGCATCAATACCGTCGATGGCGCCGTGATCACTCTTCAAGAAAAGACGATCAGCAGCGACAACTACCCGTCCGATGGCACCCAGTACGTCGCCAGCACAGACATGGCCGCGCCGGCCAATACGATCTCGGGAACCAACGGTGCCCACGTGGTGGCCTTCTACTCGAAGATTCTAGGTCAACCGCTGCCAGGTGTGGCGAACACCGCAACTGGTACCTCGTCGTTTACCGTCACCGTCACGAACACGGTTGCCAACACGCTGTACTATGCGTCGATTCACCCATCGACCAACGTTCTTCAGTACTACCCGATCGGCATTCAGTCCTACCCGCTCGAGGCATCGCGTGTTGAGAAGGACAGCTCAACCTACACTGGCAACATCCCATCTCTAGCTGAGCCGCCAACGAATCCAGCGGCAGGTTTCTGCTATTTTGACCGTGCACTCAACTCTGTACAGTACTGGACAGGTACGCAGTGGATTCTCACGCGCACCGACTCCATTCTCGTTGGACCAAACAACCCGGGTCTGCTTGGTCAGACGTACCTCTACACTATTGGCGCGCAGCTGAAGCTATTTGACGGCGCGAAGTGGGTTGCTTGCACGCCTGACAATCTCACGGTTCGCAACAACGCAGCCGCCTTTGTGCCAATCGGCCTGGTGCGCAGCGGCATCATGCTTCCAGAAGCGCCAAACGTAGGCGACTTCTACTGGAACTTCATGACAAACCGGGCCCAGTACTGGGACGGCAGCGCATGGGTATTTCCAGATCGTAGCAACTCGCTGTTCATTGGCGGCCCTGTCACGCCAGCCTTCATCAACTTGACGGTTGAAACTGAGCTGCTGCCAACACCGTACGTCGGCCAGCTCTTCTACAACACGACCACGAAGGTCCTCAATGTTTGGACAGGCACCACCTGGATTCAGGCCAACACCGATCAGCAAGGCACCGCCACCTCAGACAAGATCGCCATCGGCAACGACGGCTCGTATGATGAACGCGTGCGCCTCATCAAGGTTCTGCAAGGTCAGCTTGGCTGGCCAGTACAGTGCGTTGAGCTGAAGGAAGAGCAGTTCAACATCGCTATCGACAACGCGCTCGACAACTACCGCATGTGGAGCGATGCCGCCTACCGCATGCAGTACCTCCTTTACACCGTTACTGAAGGTCAGCAGGTCTACTATCTCAACTCGGCTGCCGATCGCACCGACCGTATCGTGCAGGTGGACAAGATTCACCGCCTCAACATCCTTGGTGCCAACTCCCTCAACTGGGACTCGAACGTCTACTTTCAGACCTTCCTTAACCAGTACTACTCAAGCGGTTACACCGACATTCTGTCTATCCACTTGATGGGCTCACTGTCTGAGGACTTCCAACGCATCTTTGCCGGTGACTTTACGTTCCTATGGGACGAGGCATCGCGCGAGCTGATGGTGACACGCCGCATCTCGCGCACTGAGAAGGTCATTCTTGAGTGCCAGATGGAGCGCACTGAGCAGGAGCTCATGCTCGACCGTTGGTGCAAGCAGTTCATCCAGAACTGGGCCCTCGCTGAATGCAAGATGCAGCTTGGCATGATCCGTTCCAAGTT